CCCCGCCGCCTGAGCCGCCAGAGCCTGTATGGCCCCCGCCACCGCCAGCAAAAACTCCTGATACTCCTGCAGTTGAAAAAGGTGGTGCAAAATCAGATGTACTAAAATCTTTTCCTGCGCCGCCATTTGCATTGTTTGGTCCGGGTGCTGCACCAGCACCTCCGCCACCTCCGCCTTTTGTTCCATGCGGTGCTGTTCGATTTCCTCCAGCATTTCCATATCCAAAAGGTTGAATAGGTGAAGGCATAGATGGAACTTGTGTTGTTGATCCTCCGGATAAAGTTCCGCCGTGGCCCCCGCCACCGCCTGATCCCCCGCCAGCGCCATTACTTTGAGTTCCCCCATAACCGCCTCTTTCAGCGACTAATTGTAAATTTGCATCTGGGGCACTTGCGTTAAAAGATGAGTCAGTTCCAGAAGTTCCGTTTCCGGGACTACTTCCTGCTCCAATAACTACTGCTACTGGTGATCCCGGCATCGGATAATTAGGATAATAAATACAGCCTCCGCCGCCTGATCCTCCGCCACCATTTTGGCCCCCGCCTGATCCTCCACCAACTACTAATACGTCAGCTGTAGCTGTTGTAGGTGTAAAAGTTCCGCTAGATGTAATTTCAGTTGTTGTATCTGTTTGAACTGTTGCAGTGATGGTAGTTCCTATGTTGTTACCATTATTATTATTTTTACCTAAAGTTTCAGTCATTTTTTACTATCCAATTTAAAGTTTCTTCATCTCTATAATACAAGTTATCATCTCTAGAATCAACATTTCCTTCATGGTGAATTTGTTCTGCTGTCCAACCATTTTTATTACCAGAGCTATTCCATAGATCTTCATCCCACATAGGATACCAATCTTCTGGTGGTCCATTATTTGGTCTTGAATCATCTGCTGGAAATGCAAGTGGTGGTTTCCATAAATTTGTCGATGTGTCTAGTACCCAACTAGGGTATAGTTCTGGTTTTTTTTCTATAAACTCGTCGTTTTCAGGATCATAATGACCATCTCTGCATCCAAACAGTTTTCTAAAATTGTTATTGTATGAAGTTTGTTTCCAGAAAGTTTCTTCATCAGTTATCGGTTCTATAAGATTTTTAACAAAGTCTTCTGCTTGAGTTGATAAGTCACCTCCGTTGGCAGCTACATCTTCATTGCTGATAACTATAACTCTTAATATCTTATTATCCGATTTTCGGACTTCTGCAAAGTGAGCCATTTGATTAGACCCTTATTACGATAGTTCTTCGTAGTTTATCGTTATAACTAAGTCTGATGCTGCGCTCGCTCCTGCTTCGATATTGTCGCCTTCTTCTAAATAAAGACCTGTGTCTTTATCAACGACAACCAAAGTAGAATCCGCTGGTACTGCAATCGTAGATGCGATCATGATTGGTGATCCACCTGATTTTGTAATTGCAACTGAAGCGTCTGCTGAGTTAGTTCCATCAATGTTAGCTACTAAAATGTTATTAATTTTAAACACTTTACCAGATGATGAACCATTAGCTAGAATCTCAGTTGTCAATGTAGTACTTAACGCCGCTTGTACGGACTTAGCTGTTATAGTTGCTACGTTAACTAGATTTGGTGCTGCCATAGTTTACTCCTTATTAAGTTTATTTTTAACCGAAAACTAATGCCATTGCAATAGCTTTTCCTGTCGTTGCTAAAGTAGATCCATTAGCTTGAACAGTTCCGGTTCCTTTTGGTACTAAGTTTATGCTTATATTTGAATCACCACCAGTAGCTGAGATCGAAGGATTATTACCTGTTGCAGCGTTAGTGATGTCAAATTGGTTTACGGCTGATGCTGTTGTTTGAAAGATAATTTGTTCGTTTCCGTTCTCATCATTAATTCCATGTGCATCATCAATAATAATATTGTTGTCATTAGTATCTAGATCGCCACCTAATTGTGGTGATGTATCTTCTGAAATTTCTGTAAGACCTAAAGCTATTTCTACGATATCTGGATTAGTACCATCGTTTGCTTTAGCTACTACTAATTTATCTCCTTTATCTGTAGCAGAAAACGTAACCGTTCCACCACTACCAGACACATATTTAAATTGAACAGTGTAAGCGCCTGATGTTGAGTTTCTTAAAAGATAGACAGCTTCTACGTCGAGAGGTATTGTTACTATTTGGTTTCCAGTAATTGTTCCTGTAAACTCAATCATTCTATGTTGAGCTGTACCTGTTGTATTACCATCTACAACAGTTAATGCAGTTGTTTGTGCTCCACCTGCTATTGATTGTGAATTATAACCAGCAAATAGCTGAGAAATAAGGTTTAGGTTTGCGTTTGTTTTATCACCCCAAGTTCCTGCGTTTTCACCAGTTGCTTGAAGTTCTACTCCTAGTGCTGTAAATGTTGATGCCATAATTTTCTCCTATGCGACGTCACTATAAGTTATATTTACACCTGTGTCAACATCTTGATATGCTTGTATTCCAAATCCTGTTGATACTCCAAATCCTGCTAAAGAAGACGTTATTTGTTGTCCTGTTAATCCCATTACATCTGCAGGCGTTATTGATCCAACAGAGAACGTAGATGATTGGCTACCTAATCCTACTGTCATTTGATCTAAAGATATTGATCCTACAGATGTTGTTGATGACACACCTGTTACAGGTACAAATTCTACAATACCAGACTCTACAGATCCTATACCTGACGTAGTTTGAACACCTGTTAATTCTATTACTGAAACTAAAACTAAATTTAATCCTGTGCCTACTGAAGAAGTAATTTCTTGACCAGATAATCCTACCAACATTTGATCTGGAGTTATTGATCCAACTGAACTAGTTATTGATACACCTTGAATTTGTTCTGGTATATCAAATTGAGATGGAACAGCAGAAGTTATTTGTTGTCCTGATAATCCTACTACATCAGCAGGACTTAAAACAACCATACCCCAACCTTGATCCTCTCCCCATGCAGATCCATTCCAACCAGCATGACTTAAATTTGATGTAATTGATTGACCATCTAATTCTACTGTGAAACTTGATTCACCCCATGACTCAAAGTTCCAAGTATCTCCACCCCAACCTTGTTCAGGAAAAGCTGTAAGTTCTCCAACTGAACCTGTAAATTCAACACCTGTTACGTTAACCACAGGGCTATCACTTTCACCCCATGGCTCTTCACCCCATTCTGCTCTGCCCCAACCTTGTAGAGCAAATCCTGAAACAGAACCAACAGATGCAGTTAATTCAAATCCTGTAAGAACAGCTGTATTATCTGTTAGCTCACCCCATTCATTTTTATTCCAAACATTACCACCCCATCCAGTTCTAGGTACACCCATGTTTGTACCATCCCCAACAGATGCAGTTATTGATTGACCAGTTAAGAAAACTGTGGCTGCATTTTGACCCCAGTTTTCAAGACCCCAAGTATCTCTACCCCAACCTTGAGAGGGAAAAGCTGCAGCTGATCCTAGTGATGAAGTTGCAGAAGAACCACTTAAAGCAACAGTAAATATGTTTTGTTGACCATAGTCTCCTTGACTCCAAGTCAATGCACCCCAAGTATTTTGAGTAACATCAATTGCACCACCCATTCCTATACCGTGAACATAACAATAGTAATGAAAATCTGATTCGGATGTTGGAGCTATTTCTATGTATCTTGTGCTTGCAGCATTGAAAGATGTGGTATTTGAATATGCAGCTTGGTTAGAAGAACCATCTAAATAATAAGTTACACCAGAAGAAATAATATTGCCACCTGGATCTGAGGTGCTTGTCGTAAATAATAATGGATGACCATCGTTTGAACTATCGCTTTGATCAAAACGAAGTGTGCCGCCTTTTACCCATTCAAGGGCCATATCACGTACACCATCTAGGTAAAATACGTTTCCTGTTCCACCTGAAATATAAAGAGTTCCGCTGGCGACGGTGACTGTATACGTCTTTTCAGCCATAAGGATTACCTCCTTATGCTAATCTTATGATTGCGTTTGTTGCGTCTGCTGCCGGAAATTGAATTGTAAAAGTTCCTGAAGAAACTGTTTTGTCACCACCAAAAGCTATAACTGCTACTGCTTTATCAGACTGAGTATCATTATAAATTAACGCACCATTTGCTGTAAAAGATGCACTTGAAAACGATACATCGTTAAAATCACATACCGCAGTTGAACCAGACAGGGTAGGAGTTACGCTTGTAAGTGTTGCTCCACCCGCTGTGTAAGCAGTTCCAGATGAGTTTGTAATTTCGTTTGATGTTGAATATGCAGTTGTACTTGCTCCTAAAGTTGCAGAGCTAGTGAACAAAGCTATTTTAAAAGTGTGCCCAGTTGTTGCTGTAAAGTTGTGAGTACCAACTAATACTTCTTGTTTGAAGCTATTACAAATTGCTGATGTTATTGCCATAATTTTTCTCCTACGGGTTTACTGAGTTTATCGGTATACGAACAGTGCCATCTGTGTAGTCATCTCTTCGTCTTCTACCAACTTGCTCGTTAGCAAACTTTTGTACCTCACTTTTATACTTATTTTCATATAGTGTCAACATATCTATTGGGCCTTTTAAAAATCCGTATGCCTCTGCTAGACAACAATATAACAGGCCATTTGGAAAATTAAGGCTGATATAGTTAGTATCATTATTTTCTAATAGAACAGGCATAAAATTAAAATGCACCCTAAATTTATAATTTTGATCTGGAGTAGGGGCTAAAGCTATACGTCCTGAAGTAGTGTCAGATTCTCCTGTTGCTCCGCCATACATGGCATAATATTTAGGTTTACCCCTTTTTGCAGACTCAGTAGAGGGCACGTATTCTTGTAAATATGTGTAGTCTTTTTTTTCTAAATAAGAATTTGCACCTGTTATATCAGTAGTAGAATCATAAACTTGTATACTTCTTATAAATAAACATCCTGCAGGAGCATTTACTTGGTCTTGTCCTGCAACAAAAGAACCTATTTGTTGTTTCCTATCTGCATCAATAGGAACCTCTCTCATGATTCTATATTGTGCATTTAATATTATATTTTCTAAAACAGCATCTGTTAATACATTAGAGTCTGTTTCAGTATAACTTCTTATTTGTGTTTTTAATCCTGATGCGCTTAATCCAGCCATTACTCTGTATCCTCTTTATATTTTAAACGTATCTTTTTTTGTTTTTCAGTTTCACCCTCAACATGTATTGGAGTTTCTGGTTCTGGCATATCTTCATACAATTGAAGATGTTCGTCTTTTTCAGGACATGAACATCTTTTAATGCCAAATAAATTACAAATAAAATTTTTTAATTTTTCTATCATGGTGTTATTGTAACTGGTCCTGCAGACACAGTTGGTCCTCCTCTTTCTTCTGTTACACTTGCATTTACGCCTAAACTAAAAGTGTATTTATCAGTAGTTGTAACTGTTATACTAAATCCTGAAGAGTTTTCATAGGTAGAAAAAGGCACTCCACCAGGGCTTCCTTGTACATTTCTAAATCTTACGGTATCACCACTAGACCTACCGTGGTTTATTTCAGTAACAGTGACTGTCCCTGACCCAGAAGTTGTAGAAAAAGGGTTATTACCTAACATTGCTGCAACAGCGGGTTCAGTTCTACCAGGTCTCACATTTCTTAAAGATATGGAATCACCATTCATGGGTTTTGGTTCTAGCTGAGGTTGTTTTGGTTCAAACTCTGATACGTGCACAAAAGAACCATTCCATTCTCTAACCATTTCTTTGTATGGAAACTCCATACCAGATCTGTCTGATATTGCTTTTGCGTATTTACCTGTTGCGTACTTTGCCATTATGATCCCGGGTAATATGCTTTTGGTGTTATGTATGTACTAGATGCAGAGCCATCTTCTGCCAACGCTCTTGCAAACTCATCTTCATAAATTAATTTTGTTGCTTGAGTCATTTGTGGCATATATTTCATAGATAGATAATAGGCTAATCCCGATACCATACAAGGCACAAATCTAAATGGTACATCTGTTGCGTTTGTATAATCACCTACATCTTGAATTCTTTTTATGTAATAGAAATGCATGTCTTTCGATGCATTAGTTGAATCTGGTGTTGGATAAATATGCACTCTAACTTTATCAATAAATCTTTCTACCCAATATTGATTAGGAGTGCCTTTAGATAATTTGTTCGAGAATCCTGCATAAGTAGATCTATCTACTTTTGTCATTGGACTATCTGATTGTGTGGTCTGTGTTCTGTTAGATCTTAATTGTGCTTCAAGGACATCGGACATTCCATAAACATTTGCTGGTGTGGACACAGCACTTGTGCCATCATCACTAGATCTAAAAAAATCATAGTCAGATTGACCTTCAATTAAATCCATATTGAGTTCATCTATTTCCCAATAGTGAATACCTCTATTACCCCATTCTTGAAATAATATATTTAATGTTCTTCTAGCGTTTTTTAATTGATAACCAGCAACATTTTGCTGGCCTATTCTTTCAAAAGCCTCTTCTATTATTTCATCAATAGCAAAAGTTTTATCGAACGTTGCTGTTCCCGAAGTAGTGTTAGCCATTTAGTCTCCTAGCCAGTGTAACCAATAGTAACAGAATCTGTAGTAGTTAAATCTAAATATACTCCTGTTTCAAATCTAATACCATTTCCTGGGACAAATACATCTAAACCTTCACTGCTAAATTTAGCTTGAAATTTTAAAGTACCGCCCGTTCCTGTTCCATCGTGTAATTTAACTAAACAGTTAGTTCCACTATGAGCTTGTATGTATGTAACTCTACAAGGCCCTATGTTAGTAGAACCGCCCGTGATAGTTTTAAAATTACCATCTGCTGTTAATGTACTAAACTTTTGATCTGAACTCATATTTTCTCCTTAAATTAAAATGTGGGGCCGAAGCCCCACACTAATTACTTATTACTGATCACCAAATGTTGGTGCTGTTGCAGACGTTACATTACCAAAAATTTGATAATTAGTTGTGTCTTTTCCAACAATAGTTACATCAAATCCAGCAGGAACATTTATTTGTATCTTACTGTTTGAGCTTCCATTAGAAAAAACTGAACTTACTTCATTGTCTGAATCAAGAAATGTAACTCCACCTATAAAAAAATTTGTGTTACCTGGAGTAACGATGATTGCGTCAGTCGCATCAGCAGCTCCTCCTGCATAAACAAATCTAAATACAGATCCAGCTATTGGAGCTGGAAGAGTGTATGTATTGTCTTGACCTCCATCTGGAACAAGTAAGACTCTACCGCTGTGTGTTGCATTTGTAAGAGTTACATCTGCATCAGCAAGACTTACTGGTCCATCACCGAATGTTGTTACTTCAGTAATCGCTCCAGTAGAAGTGTTTTTACTAATAGTTTTAACTGTGCTTTCAGATCTTACCGGACCTGAAAAAGTTGTATTTGCCATAATTATCCTCCTAGTGTTTACGAACGTAGTCTCTAGGCCGTCGACTATACTCGTCTACGTTCTGAT